CCTTAAGAACCGCAAGGGCGGGGTACTCCCAGACGCAGTAAGGGCTGAAAAAGGTCTTAACTACCTCAAAGAAACCCTAGATGCCCGTGGTTTTGAGACCATTTTGGGTGGTGCTAGATCGTCTGCCCAGTTTGCCAGCCAGTTGCCCGTGCTTACAGAGGCGTATAAGGTAGCAAACACCCTATTTCATACCGCTTCAAAGAACGCTGTTGATGAGTTTCTGGCTGAAATGCCTAAATTTAAGGGTTTTGCTGGCACAGCCAAGGCTTTAGCTGGTGAACTCCCTCCTTCTGCTCGTAGTTTCCTTCAGATTTTAGAAGCCCAGAAAGCCATGTCTGGATACATCAAACAGATCGGAGCTGGTGCATCTAGGACGTTGCGTGTGTTTAGGAAAGACAACACAGCACAAGCCGTAGAAGAGATTCTAGGTTCGGGAAGAGAGTTTATTGGTAAGGATGCCCAAGCCTTAATGGGAGCTGTGAACTCAAAAGGCGGTTTAAGGAGACTTGAGGACTTGGCTATGAAGATCAAGCTGGCCGGGGATAACGAGGTTGCATTTACAAAGCTTGTAGATGGTACTCGTACTGGGCTGGACAGGCTTGCTACCTACACAATCAACGCCATGTTGAGCAAGGTTAGTACCTTTGCCACTATTCAGTTTGCCAGCAACAGCCTTACAAGCCTTTACTTGCCTCTGGAACGTGCAACAGGAGCTTTGTTTAGGGGCGACCTAGCCGAGTCTAAAAATTCTTTACGAGTCATTGGTTATTACAATCGTTTAGCTGGGGAAGCCCGTAACTGGTTTGTAAAGTCACTTAAAGAAGGACAAAGCTTTATTGGTTCTCAAAGCTCAGTTGCAGAGTCGGGTCAACAACAGGTTTTGGGTGGCGTGAAGTATCTCGAAACCAACGCCCCCATGCTTGCCAAGGCTCTGAATGGTATTGATGTGTTGCTGACCAGCCCAACTAGGTTTATGCAAGCTGTAGACGAAGGATTTAAACAGCTTCATGTTCGTGCGTCTGCTTCTGCCTACCTTCATGGTGAAGCTCTTGAAAAAGGAATTAAAGACCCCGCCCAGATTGTTGCCTATGTAGAAGAAGGACTAGCCAAGTTAGTCACGCAAGAAGGGGCTTTAAATAGCGAGCTGGCAATTCGTCAGCAAGCCCAGCGTATCGGTAAGGCTAGGGGGCTGAACAAGTTTGACATCGCAGACTTAGAAAACAATATGGTTTCAGAGTATCAACCTAAACTTTCTAGGATTGAAATGCTGGCTAAAGATTTTAGCCAAGAAGCAACATTTACAAGACAAGGTGTATTAACTCCTGACGGGAAAACTTATGAAAGGGGTTTTTCACAATTAGTCAGTAATATAGCTAGTTCTTCTCCTTTGGTTCGTTTGGTAGCACTTCCCTTTGTAAACACCCCAATGAATTTAATGAAAATGGTGGGACAGAGATTATTTCCTAGCATCACTACAAATCTTCCTCTTATTAAAAGAGCACACAAACAATTTTTGTCTGACATGGCTTCTGGAGACCCAGCTAGGATGGCATCGGCAGAAGGTCGCATCATTATGGGCAACCTGCTGTCTGTAGGTGCGTTGATGACCGCTGGTTCTGGTGCAATTACTGGTTCTGGCCCTAGAGACCCAGAAGAACTTAAGCTTCTTACTCAAACTGGTTGGCAACCTAACTCATTCCGCATCCCTACTCCTAATGGAGATACTTACATTTCCTACGCCAAGCTAGACCCCTTTGCCAGCTTCCTTGGCCTTACGGCTGATTTCGTAGACAAGATGAGCCAGTTGAGCGAAAACCACAGGCAGGACGGGTTACAGATGTTTGCTACTGCTATCGGTATTGCTTTCGCCAAGAACGTAACTAACAAGACCTACCTAGCTTCCCTTAAGCAGTTTGACGAAGCCATTACGCAACCAGACAGGTTTATGGAAAAGTATGTGCAAACAAAAGTAGGAGCGTTTGTTCCTTCTGCAATCGGTGGTCTGGCTCCCTTGTTCAACAACGAAGAGCTTGCCGAAGTCCGTAGCATCGGTGACGCTATTCTTGCTCGAATCCCCGGAGCCAACGCTGTAGAGAGCAAGCGTAATATGCTGGGCGAGAAAATCATTCGCAACTCACCTTCTATTGTTGATTACCTTGTTCCTACTGCGGTGTCTAAAGACAAGAATGACGCAGTTATAAACGAGCTTTCTAGGCTCCAGCACGGCTTCCGCAACCCTAGCACAAAGCTAAACGGGCTTGAACTGCTAGACTATTCTATGGAAAATGGACAAACCGCTTACGACCGCTACATGGAACTTACTGGGCAAGTTAAACTAGCTGGTAAGACGCTACGACAAAGCCTAGACAAGCTAATCAAAAGCAACCAGTACCAGAGGTTACCAGAAGATCGGCTTTATTCTGTTGATGATTCCCCACGGATTTCTGAAATCAAGAAAGTAGTCAACAAGTACCGCCAACAAGCGAGGCTTCAGCTACAGCGTGAGCTTCCCAAGGTTAGACAGCAACTCCGAGTTGTTGAACAGATTAAGGAAGGAAGAAGGTCTGGTAGGAGTGTTGAAGGCTTGATTGAGTCACTACAAGGGGTTTAAGCCGTGGCTAATTCATACGTTACTTTTACAACTAATGCGGATACCGCCCTAACAGAGTATGTAATTCCGTTTGCGTTCTTTAAAAAAGAAGATGTTAAAGTTAAGTCGGTTAGACAAAATGGAACCATTCTATCTTGGACTTATCTAGAAGAAGCATATTTTACTGCTAATCAAGCTAATTTAGCTTTTGGAAATTATTGTGTTGTTTTTGAGAATGGTCAGAACAAAATTAAGTTTATACAGGCAACAATAACTTATTATGTAACTATTTTTAGAAGGACTTCTGACACACTAATCCGCTTTTCTAATGGAAGCACACTTCAAGCTGACGATTTAAATAAATTAGCTTTATTAAATATTTATACTACCGAAGAATCTTTTGACGCTTCTGTAATTAATACTTTTGATTCTCAGTTATTTACAAAATTTGACAAAAGTGGCGGGACTATTTCTGGAAGTACAGATGTACAAGGAGTTTTATCTGCAACTAATATGCAAACCCCGGGAACCTTAAGTGTAACCAATAATAACGGAAACGGGCTTCTTTATGCTAATAGAATTTCTATGGTAGGTGGGACAATAATTGGAGTTCCTGTACCAGTTAATGCTACTGATGTTGCAAATAAATCTTATGTAGATACTGCGGTTAGTGCTGGAAACGGGGGAAACGGGGGAAATGGGGGCACGTTTACTATTGAAGATGATTCAATTACTGATGCTAAGTTGAGAAAGGTGGCTGGACAGCAAGCTGTGACTACAAGCACAATTAGAGATGGTGCTATTGTAGCTACTAAATTATTTGCAGGAGGCGATTTATCTGGGCCAGTAATTACAAATACAATTAGGGGTTCGGCTGTAACAGCAACCAAATTGGCTACTGATTCTGTTATTACTTCAAAAATACAAAACGGAGCTGTAATTGCTGATAAACTAGCTACTGATTCTGTTACTACCTCAAAAATACAAAATGGAGCAGTAACCGCTGATAAGATAGCTGTTAATACTTTTACAGGTGCATCTATTGCAGATAACACCGTTTCTGTTACAAAATTAAAAGAATTTCCAATTTCTTATAACGAACAAATTATTAACCCAACAAAAAAAGATGTTACTATAAACGGAAATGTAATTCTTAGCGTTACTCCAACTCCTGTAAACTCTTATCAAACACAAACAGCAATAAATACTGTAGGAAACATTCGTTGTAATCAAGTTTATGAAAAAACTATACCAGATGACCAACAAGCATATAGCCTACAATACAACCAAGACTTTTTGTATAAACAAGGTGAGTTAAAAATTTCTGTTGCAGGAGACTCGAGACAATTTACACACGAAAGTTTGGATAAATATGACGAACAACCCCTAGTGTTTAAAAAGGGAAGCCTAGCAAACGGATATTCTTCATTTCAAATAGTAGTTAAACCAAAAGATTTAAGTATTGGAGCTGTTACTTTGGCTCATTTGGGTAGATTTGGAATTTTGAATAGTGGTCAAGGAAGCGCACAAACTAGTTTTGCAAATTCTGAAATAATAAAAAACACAATTTCAAACATTAGATTTAATAAAATGTCTGCTAACGACAATCCAATAGGTTTAGACATAAATACAGGTGTTTTTAGTTTTTTGCTTTCTCAAAGATACACTACAAAATATAAAATTACTTTAACTGGACATTTATACGCTCCAGTTGCGGGCAATATGACTATTAGACCTATATCTGATGGAATAGGCTCTTATGCTCCTCCTCCATATAGCCAACCAGCTAATTTACAAACATTACAAAGTACTGCGGAAACGGGAAAAATTAAAACTCATTTTTTCTCTGTAACTTCTATTTTAACATTACCGTTTTCGGGAGACGCTGTGACAACTTGGTATCTACCAGTTCAGTATTATTTTAGAACAAGTTCTACATCAACTTTATCTAGATGGGGGCATGAATTTGTTAACACTTGGCACAGCCCCGGTGTTTCTAGTGCTCTTCCTGAAGCGTGGCAAAGTTCCGCTGGGAGTCCGTCTGCTGTTGTTGCTAACGACCACGCAGTTCAAATATGTATAGAAAAAGTAGCATCAACACCATTTGAATCTTTTTAAATGAACGAAGAACTACAGCGTGATATAGGAAGAATAGAAGGCAAGATTGACTCTATTTTAGCTAATCAAGACGAGTTTAAATACACTTTTGAAAAGCACGACACTCGTTTACATAAGCTAGAAGGCTCTCAAATGAAAGCTATGGGTGCATTTGGAGTGCTGGTATTCGGGTTGAATTGGGTATGGGACTACTTTAAAAGTAAACTATGAGTGACGAAGTTTCAAAGATCATGGAGGAGCTTCACGTTGAGCTTGCCAACGAGTTTTTGAGGCGGGTTAAGATGGGTGATGCAACACCAGCCGACCTAAACGGGGCTAGGCAGTTCTTAAGGGATAACGGAATTGATGCAGTTGCGTTGCGAGGCTCCCCTCTTCAAAAACTAGCTATGGTATTGCCTTTTGAGGAGCAACAGCTAATAGAAGCTCCAGCCAAGACTTTCAGCTTGCCAGCACCCGACCAAGTAGATAAGGCTGTATCTCTATGAAAGCACGGGATTACAAAAAAGAATACAGGGAGTACCACGGAAATTCCTTGCAAATTAAGCACCGGGCTAAACGCAACTCTGCCCGAAGGCTAATGATTCGTAAGCATGGTAAATCAAAGCTTAAGGGCAAGGATGTAGACCACAAAGACGGAAACCCCATGAACAACTCCCACGGAAACTTACGCATTACTTCTATAAAGTACAACAGAGCCAAACACTAGGCTCAATAAAACACAAGGCGGTTCATGCAACTAGACCCTAGATTAAAGGACTTTCGTAATTTTTTATACATGGCTTGGGGGCATCTGGGTCTCCCTACTCCTACAAAGGTTCAGTACCAGATTGCCGAGTACCTTCAGCACGGGCCAAAGCGGTGTGTCATCCAAGCCTTCCGAGGGTGTGGTAAAAGCTATGTATCCGCTGGGTATGTGCTGTGGAGGCTTCTTCTTGACCCCAAGCTAAACTTCTTGGTTATCTCGGCCAGCAAAAGCCGTTCTGACGATTTTTCTACTTTTTGCTTGCGTCTTTTAAGCGAAATGCCCCTGCTCGAACACCTTAAGCCTACCGAGGAACAGCGTTGCTCCAAGGTTGCCTTTGACATTAATGGTGCTCCTGCTTCACAAGCTCCCAGCGTCAAGAGCATCGGTATTACAGGACAGATTACAGGTAGCCGAGCTGATGTGATTATTGCAGATGACGTAGAGGTTCTTAACAACTCTGCTACCGAGGGGATGCGTCACAAGCTGTCGGAAACGATCAAGGAGTTCGATGCGGTTATCAAGCCCTTAGAGACCAGCAAGGTGATCTACTTAGGAACCCCGCAGAGCTACAATAGTATTTACAAAATGCTTCCAGAGCGAGGCTTTAAGACTTGTGTGTGGCCTAGCAGGTTCCCTTCAGAAACAGAACGCATAGCTTATGGTGACTCGTTCTCTGTTGATTTGCGTGACGAACTTCATAATGACCCCACACTATTAGGCAAGCCCACAGACCCACAGCGGTTCAGCGAAGCCGACCTTATGGAGCGTGAGGCAAGCTATGGTCGCTCTGGGTTTGCCTTGCAGTTTCAGCTAAACACCAGCTTGTCCGACCAGAATAGATACCCACTTAAGCTGTCTGACTTGATTGTAATGACCCTTAACCCAGACATGGGGCCACAAAAAGCTGTATGGGCATCTAGCCCGGAGCTTGCATGGAACGAATTACCCAATGTCGGCCTTAACGGAGACAGGTTCTACAGGCCAATGAGCATCGTAGAGCCTTGGGTTAAGTACGATGGCTGTTGCATGAGCATAGACCCATCGGGTAAAGGCAGGGATGAGACAGCCTATGCGGTGGTAAAAATGCTCCACGGACAGCTATTCTTATCTGAAATAGGCGGTTTAATGGAGGGTTATAGCCCTAAAAGCCTAGAAACACTAGCTGAAGTAGCCAAGAAGCACGGGGTAAACGCTGTAATCATCGAAGAAAACTTTGGTGGGGGTATGTTTACAAGCCTTATCAAGCCCGTGTTCACCCGTATACACCCGTGCAACATAGAGGAAGTTAGGCACAGCAAGCAGAAGGAAGCCCGTATTATTGATGTCTTAGAGCCTGTTATGAGTAGCCATAAGCTTATTGTGGACTCTGATCTAGTACGAAAAGACTATGCAGATTGTGATGTGCGAGGCTTAGACACAGCCCTTAAGTACAGCTTGTTCTACCAGATGAGCCGTATCACAAGGGATAGGGGTGCTTTGTCAAATGATGATCGACTTGATGCTCTGGCTATGGCTGTGCAGTACTGGGTAGAGCAAATGGGTAGGGATACTGATTTAGCTTTAGTTGAACAAAAAGATCGACTTTTAGATGATGAGCTTGCTAGATTCGCAGACAGCGTATTCGGCAAAAAACGAAAACAACCTTCTTGGATAAATAGATAAAGTTATGTCGGATTGGACTCTTAACAGATCAACAATGAAGTGGGAACGCCCTGCTCCATCCTTTAGTGCTCCCTTGCCCACTCCTAAAGCTCCTCAAACTACCCCTACCCAACCACAGGTTGCAGAAAAAGCTCCCACAATGCCTCAAAATGAGCCTACAATGGCCTTCAAAATGAACTTAAATAGCGACCAAGTAGATTCCCTTACAGGCATCATTCGTGACTCAGCAAAAGCCATTATGAGTGCAGAGGGTGTTTCAGCCGTACAATCTGGCCGTAAAGAGACCTATGGCTTCCGAGAAGGCAACCCCGGCTACAAAGAGGTGAGCCAAGCTGTGCAGAAGTTCGGTGCGAATAGCGAACAGGCTACCAATGCTGTAGCGGGTCAGCTTTCTTCAAAGCTCAAAGTCGTAGGGTTACCCAATGTCAAAGATGCTGGCATGATTGGAGCCATTATGTCTGTTGCACACATGAGGGGTGATTC